GGACAGTTGTCAGGTGAGTTGAATAGACTCTTGGCCGCTGACTAATGAATAGATCTCGATTCACTATCATAAATGCAGATGTTGTCCTATCTTCGGGTGCGGAGAATACGGTCATTGACATACGTTCGAACATTATCGAACTAAGTTTCTTTGAGAGTTTGCATAAAGAATATGTAGACGCACGTATCGTTATGTTGGATGATTTTGGTTTCCGAACCGAACTATCCACCACCGGTACAGAGAGAATCAATATCGTTGTTGCGGATGGTAATGACCCCAATGATGCAAAGATATCCAAGACGTTTTTCTTCTCCAAGGTTAACGATGTAGAGAAGACCAACGAACGTTCTGAGATATTATCGATTGATTTAGTAGAGGAACATGTCTATGTCAATGCGATGAAATGTATCAGTAGGTCATATGAAGGTACGTTGGAAGATGCGATTATCGATATCTCTGCACGTGATCTAGGAAAGGATGTTCTCAAAACATCTAAGTTCTTAGGTAGTGCACAGGGGCAACGAAAGTTTATCATCCCTTACATGAGTCCTCTGGAGACTATAAAGTGGTTGAAGGATCGTATGACAACACGTACAGGTTCTCCTATCTACATCTCAGCGGATCTCTATAACAACGACCTCGTGTTCACGTCACTGGACGAGTTGTTACGTACGGATGTTGTCAATGAATCTTTACCCTTACGATACACTGATGCGATGGCATCCGCAGAGGGAGAAGAAGAGTTCAAGAAGATCTACTACCAGATCAATCACTTCGAAGAGACTGACACAGAGGATGCACTTGGACTCTACGAAGAGGGTGCGATTGGTTCGTTATATTCTACACTGGACGCACATACAGGTCAACGGTTTGATACTCACATTTCTGTAAGAGAGATTATTCAAGACTTCTATACCAACGAGTTGATCAGTGAATCGACTAGTCAGAACATCTACGATCCCTCTCTAATTATCGGAGGTAAACCCTCAGACGAATACGATGCAATTGCAATACACCAAGTGACTTCATCGAATACGTTCAATCAATTCAAGAGTTACCACGATGAAACACAACTGATCGATGGTACTACCTTATATGAGTCAAGACTAAAGGTCAAGAACAAAATCATACGACAGATTCTCAAGAAGAATATGATTGACATTGAGATGGATGGTGCATTATTCATAGAGGGTAAAATATCACCCGGCGCAAGACTGCGACTGATATTCCTTAACCCCAATAGTTCTTCTGACTCTAAAGACCAGACTAAAAGTATTGACTCAAAGAGATCAGGAGATTATCTATTGATGAATACCGCACATAATATGTTAGATGAATCCCACACAGTGAGTGCACGATTAGTCAAACTGGGTGATCTACCGAGTGTAACGTTATGAATATTTTAAGACCCATACAGCACGAGTTCTATGGAGACGACCATCGATGGTTCTTTGGTACGGTTATCAATGCACAACCACCAAGTGGACTAGAAGGACGTGTGAAGGTACGTATCAACGGTGTACACAATCCAAGTACAGGTGAGATACCTGAGAAGGATCTACCGTGGGCACAGGTTCTTATTCCTACTACCGAAGGTGGTGTATCTGGATATGGACGTATACCCCAAATCCTTGCAGGGTCATTTGTCTTTGGTTGTTTCCTTGATGGTAAGTCATCACAGATACCATTGATTATGGGTTCTTTGCCTAGACTAGAGTTTCCTACCAACGTTCAATTGGGTAAGACCGGAACAGTGGAGACTAATGCACGTCTACAAAACTCTGTACAGAATCCTCTCGCACAAGACGACATTGCAGAAACATCAATACAACTGCGTAGACAACAGTGTATGAAGTTCTTCCTTGACAACGGATATAACCTGATTCACTCTGCTGCCATTACTGGTGCGTTACAGGGTGTGTCTAGGTTCCTGACCTTTCACGAGGAAGAAACTCCTCAAATAGGTATAGTTTCTTGGGAACGTTCTGATAACATAGGTAGTCGATTCAATGGACTACTTGCATTCTCACAACAGTTCCAACCCACATCCGACTGGAGATTATTCTCGATTCAACTATCCTATGTGTTGTTTGAGTTGAGGAATAGATATAGTTCAGTCAATCGTAAACTGTTAAATACCACAGATATCGAAACCGCGAGCGAAATCGTGAATAGGAACTATGTTATCACAACAAACAATACAGAGATACTCGCACAGACTGCATACGATGAGGCTTTTGAATGACAGATAAACAAAAATTAAAGAGTCTAGTAAACCAGACTTCCAAGTCATTTGACAAGACTTCACTGACAAATGCTGCACAAACTGCGGTAGATGCACAGGTCAACGCCAAGGTTTCTCAAGCAGGTGCGATTGTCAATGAGGTTAATGGTGGAGTCAAGTCACTGACCTCAAAGGTCGACAAGTTTCAGGATGCGTCTGCTAAACTCAAGGGTGTTACTACCGAAGGTCTATTGGATGCGGGGTCTGCGAGTATCGAGAACCTCAAGACTGATGCGGTCAATGCGGTCAAGAGTAAGATCTCAGGTGCATTCGCTGCGAAGGTTGACATAACCTTTGTCCTAGACTCAGATGGCATTGCGATCCCTGACACGTCAAGTCTGGACGTTACAGGGGGTATTTCGGGTACAGTTGCAGCAATCCTACAAGCAATTACAGGACTGGGGAAAGGTTTACCTGATCCTAGTGATCTTGCAGGTGATCTGACCAAGAAGGTGATGGATGCATCTCCCGCTGGTTTGTTACAGGCAGGTACAGATCTAACAGGTAAGATTGGTGCATTCACCTCTACAACGATCAATTCACTTGCGACAGATGCGGTGAGTAGTGTGACAGATGAGTTAACCACTTTGGTTGGTAGTGTAACAGATCACAACCTATCGGTAACTCTACCTAGTACGATGGACAATGACTCAACCTCTCCTACGTTTGGGGAGTTCACTACTGCAACATTTACTTCTTCCAGACCTACAGGTGACAGTGAGTTTTCATCTGCAATCAAGAACGTCAAGACAGATCCACTTGCATCTCTATCAAATGTCATTACCAAGGCACAAGAGATCAAACAGAATCTGGTTGGGGGTGCAAATGATTTCAAAACATTATCTGGTAGTGAAACTGCGTCTGGTGATGAGATCATTTCGTCCACACAAAATCAACAAACCTTGCGTAATAGGTATCAGGCACAAGTAGATCAAAAGAACAGTTTAGTGCAATCAAGGCTTGCCAATGGTGGCGAAACTGGTATAATAAGCTCACTGTCCATAGATACTCTAACTGATATAAACAAACGTCTAAAGGCATTTGCTCCTAGGTTACCAAGAAACGAATACTCACGTGTAATAAAGTTGTCTCAAGGTAATTCACAAGACGTGTCTCTATGCATAGATCTACTTAATCAGTCGACTGGCAAAGATTCACAGACGATACGAACCTTCCTAAAGACCATCGACACTACTATTACCAATGCAACCCGTGGTGAGATAAGTACACAAGTCTTTGATGAACCCTATGTAATTGGTTCGTTTGCAAAGTCATGGTCTAATGGTAAGAACGATCCTATCTTCCCTTACGTATCCTCTGTAGAAGAGTTACAGGCAGAACTGCGTAATGTTCGTAGAGATATCACCGAGGTGGTTTGTCACTGGACAGAAACCCCAACTAACAAGAATATCGGTAGTGAGGAGATCAATAACCTTCACCTAGATCAAGGGTTGAATGGTATCGGTTATCACTATATTATTCGTAGAGACGGATCTATTCAACGTGGTCGACCTGTCAATATTGAAGGTGAACACGCTTCCACGGGTATCGTCAATAATCACAATCGATATAGTATTGCGGTTTGTTTTGTGGGTGGTATCAATGTACCTAGTGAGACTATCAACCTCACACAGTACATATCAGTACAATCCTTGACACGCAGTCAATTCAATTCTTTCGATCACTTCTGTCGTGCATTCTACAATGTATGGCCAGGCGGTCAGGTGTTAGGTCATTCCGACATCGACAATTTGACCAACGATCCTGGCTTTGATGTCCGTGCATATGTCAAGGCAAACTTTGATAAAGACTCCAAGTTCGAGACACCAATAACTAGGGGGCCATTCACTGTGGATGAGATCAACGCATGACAAACTTTTCTGATGAGTACAAGACCCGAGTAGAAAAACAGGGTATTGCGAAAGAGGTTACAGAAGGTATCCCCAAGGACGGATTTTCCGATCCTAGTGGTGAGTATCCTAAACGGGATTACTTCTACGATAATAGTATTAACAAAGCTGCAACTGGTGAGAGAGTCAATAACCTTTCACTGGGTGGCGGAGACTTTGGAGTTGACTTAGATCTACCGGATCAAGAACCCTCTGTCTTTCCTTACAATCAGGTATCTGAAACTCCTAGTGGTCATTCGTTTGAGATGGACGACACTCCTGGCGGTGAACGTGTATTAATTAAACACCGTACTGGTGCAGGTATTGAATTACGTGCAGATGGTAGTGTTGTCATATCAACCCGCAAACAACGTATCGAGGTTGTAGGTGGGGATTCTAAAACTATAGTGGAGGGTGAAGGTGATCTCGTATATAAAGGAAATGTGGATTTACGGGTGGACGGAGATTTTAATGTTTCTGTCGGTGGTGATTATAATGTCGATGTGGCTGGAGATCAAGTTGTTAATGTCAAAGGAAGACGAACCACCACAGTAAACCGAGACGACAACTCGACTATCAAGGGGAACAAAGGTGAACAGGTTGTAGGTATGAATACGTCTACCACTCTAGGTGATCGATACTTGATCACTAAAGGTAACCTGAATATGTTTACCGAAGCATCAACCGAACTCTTGACGGGTGTGGATCTGATTACCACTGCGGTAAACGAGTGGGTCGCTGCGTCTTCTACTGCAAATATAACTGCACGACACGTATCAATGATTGGTCACAAGGGAACGTTTGGTGGCCCTATGATGGACTACTACGGTAAGACTTACGGTGGTATGCCTGGCGGACTGACTAACCTGTCTACCTTCTATGGTTCACTGGTAGGTCGTGCAACCGAAGCATTCCATGCAGACTATGCAATCAAATCAACCTACGCTGACTTTGCGTTAGGTGCAAAGGCTGCGGTCAAGGCTCTAAAAGAAGCACCGTGTGTTGTAAAGCCGGGAATACCAAAACCTGGCATCATGCCTTACGTTCCTCTTCCACCCACTGCACCTCTACCCAACCCTGCAATTGTAGAACTACAGTTATCTACAAGTCGTTATGGTATTCGAGGTGTAAGTGTTGATGATAAGTTGGAAGAGAAGATACTTAAATCAGATGACTATTCCGAGTTGTTTAGTCACGATCCTACCATATCAGAGATACGTTCTAAGTTACGGGATCCGTCTAATCTCAACAACGGTAAGTTCACCAGTTTCCTTGTAGGTGAGGGTAAACTGAACAGTGAGTTCAAGGTTAACATACCTACGAACATAGGACGATCTGCAAACAAGAAGGGTACGATGAGATTCGGACAAGAGTTGATTGGTAACAATCCATCCGATAACAGAAGTAAGAGATTCAAGGTGAATGAGAACACATGAAAATATTAGTTGACCCCAAGTATAATCCCGCAGGGAAAGAGATCAGTTCGTCTACTAGTCTTGCGCCAGGCATTACCTGTGCCAAGTTCCTTGGTGCACTAGGATCACGTACACAGTTTGATAGACTATACAACGACATGTTCAGTGGCCCTATCGATCGTGCACAGGTTGCACGTAATCTAGTTCTCCATGCAAATGCAATGGTCTTGATCTCTACTAACGAAGAGTTTGCACAACATAGATTGATTGTGTCTGACGGTGTATACGAACCCTATCAGGACTTTACTGCGAGCGGATACAAAGGTGAATACCCTAGTGGTTTCAACCAACTGCGAAGAAACGGTCAAGGTATTGGTTACCAGTTGATCGATAAGAACGGTAAGAGTGATCCCCGTAAGAGTTATGATCTCGCAGTGTTTTGGAAAGATTATCTAGACTACGATGAGATAGAACTGGCATATGACACCTTTGATCCTAGTGGTGATCTGGTTGCAAGTATACTAGTTTCTATGCCTAAAGTCAATGAAAACTTTGATGTTTCTTTTGGTTATGATATAAACACCACATTCAACGGTACTTTACAAACTCAGTCCGAGTTGTTAGAGATACTACCCGAATAATAGTATAAATAAAAGAAAAAGGTTTCACTGAGACATGGCAAAAATATTTTCACCGGACGACAAAGACCTCAATAAGAGTCCTAGGGTCACCCGAGAACGTGCATTTTCTGATGTCGATTTGACATTAGACGCACGGGTTGCGCCTACATACTCTTCTGGTGATGGAGATGTCTTACGTAAAGTGGATGCGGCTGCGGTAAAACAGTCACTCAAGAATCTATTGTTGACCAATCGATTCGAGAAACCGTTCAGACCCGCATTTGGTGGTGACCTTGGTGGTCTATTGTTCGAGATGATGGACGAGACTACTGCGGATAAGATGATTCAACAGATTCGTGCTTCTGTCAAACGTTTTGAACCACGTGCAATCATCACTAATTTAAAGATAGTTGCAACACCAGATTACAATCAGATATCGGTAGTCATCGAGTTTAGGGTAGTTAACTCACAGGTATCAGATACATTACGTATTAAGATCGCAGACGGTGGCGGTGCAATACCTGTTGTTCTACCGGTCACCGCAACACCGGTACCAGATGAGATTTTATTGTCTGAAGCTGGTTCACGTCTATTGACATTTGATGGATTGTTGTTAAGAACAGACGAACTTGGTATCATTCCTGGCGCAATCTTGACAGTATACGATCCATTTGAGTTCCAGTTATTGACAGAAGATCCTAATCCAGCGTTAAACGAACTAGTATTAATAAATGAAGATGCATAAGAGGGTACTATGACAAGAAGACAATCTCGAAGATCGGACTATATTGAAATGCGGATGGAACAGTTATCCATAGAACGAGACAATCCGAATAACAACGAAATCGATTCTGCATGGTATCAAAGAATAATCCAAGAGTTAGATTGGGCACAACAAGCAATTAATAAAACAACTAAACGTAATTGTTTTATGGAGACAAATTAAATGGCAACAACAATCAAGTCGACAGAGTTAGACTTCGATGGAATTAAAAACAATCTCAAGTTATTCCTTGCACAGAAGGAAGAGTTTGTTGATTACAACTTCGAAGCATCTGGTGTCTCAAACTTACTGGACGTGCTTGCGTATAACACGCATTATAATGCACTACTTGCAAACTTTGCATTGAATGAGTCCTTCATATCCACTGCACAGTTGAGATCTTCTTTGGTAGGTCTTGCGAGTTCACTTGGGTACACGGTATCTTCTCGCAATGCAGCCTTTGCAGTTCTAAGAATGTATCTGGACTACTCGTCTGACGCGGCTCGCCCTGCATCTATCTCTATGCCTAAAGGTTTTCAGTTTACTAGTACGGTGGACAATAAGACGTTTACATTTAAGACACGAGATGTATTGACCGCGACCGATGATGGTAATGGTCTGTACTACTTTCAGGTCAACGCGAACACCAACGTTGCAGTATACGAAGGAACTTCAAGAACTAAAAACTTTATTGCTGGCCCTGTTTCAGAGAACGACTCATATGTTATACCTGAGTCACGATTAGACCTTGACACAGTAGAGGTTAGGGTGTATAATGACACTTCGACTTCTTCATATGATGTCTATACAAACCTAAACACCACCACTAATATCAGTTCCTCATCTAAGATCTTCGTAATCAAGGAGACTCCAAATGGATCGTATGAGATTACTTTTTCTAACGGTACTACCTTGGGTCTTTCTCCTCAGTCTGGGAATAGAATCGAGGTCATCTACGATATCACCGGTGGCCCAGAAGCAAACGGTGCAAGAACGTTTACACCTGGCTCGGGAATAAATGGTAAAGAGTTACAGATTACCACCACGACTATCTCTTCTGGCGGAACTCTCAAAGAAGACTTGGAGTCTATTCGTAAGAATGCACCCTATCAGTATGCTGCACAGAATCGTGCAGTGACCGCAGAAGATTACTCTTCGTTGATACTACGTGAGTATGGTAACGTCATTACAGACGTGAAGACATGGGGTGGTGAGGATAATATACCTCCTCAATACGGAACAGTATTCACGTCACTTGTTTTCTCATCCGAAGATGCGACAATCAAGCAGACAACTAAGGATGGTATTCGAAGACTGTTAAAGGATCTCGCAGTAGTTACTTTCAGTCTAGATTTTGTAGATCCTATTGAGACCTTCATTGAAGTACAGACTTTCTTCCAATACAATCAGAACCTGACTGCATTGAACCAATCATCGGTTCAGAACAACGTCAAGACAACCATGCAGACTCATTTCGATGCGAACCTCGGTGACTTTGATCAGTCATTCCGGCGTTCTAATCTGTTGACAGAGATAGATGATACAGATCCTTCTGTCCTATCTTCTCGTGCAGAAATCAAAATGCAGAACAGATTAGTACCTATAGTCGGTCAAACCAATTATAAAGTGTACTACCCAACGTCAATTGCTGCACCTGACGATACAGTACACACAGTCTTATCAAAGAACTTCCGATACAAAGGTGACACTTGTTACCTGCGTAATCGTCTGAGTTCTAATGTCCTTGAGTTGTTCAACGTCAATACAGGTAAACTTGCACTTGACAATGTAGGTACCTATGATGCAGCAACGGGCACATTGAACTTAGAGAACTTTATTATCAGTATGACAAGTGGAGACCACGTTAAGATCATTGCGACTCCAGAAAATCAGGCA